TTCAGTAGCTCTACTAGCCACATAAGCCTGGGCATAATCTAAAGCTACTGAATCGCTTTCCATTAGTAGGCCATCTAAGAAATAACTGTGGAGAAAGTACTTATCTATGCTGGCTTGGTTTGTGGCTACCTGAGCAGTACCACCTAATCTAGTAATAGTGGCCTTATTAAATATAAGCACATCGTTTAATATCCAGGCTGCATCAAAGTAATCTATACCAGTACCATCATCTGCAAAGAGTGTAGGTGTGGCAGCAATAGATGCGACAGTTACATCTCGATCTTGAAACACAAACGAGCCAGTAGCATCTACATATAAAGCGCCATACTCTGATTCGGCAACAGTAGTTAAAGCTTGTAAGGCTGTGCGAGTAGTACCTGGGTCTGCCTGTAATGTAGTCAAGCCTGTATCTATATCACGCATAGATTGTGGCCAGTCAATTTCATCTAATATTTCATTAACACGAACGCCTGATAGATCACCAGCACTAGCGCCTGTAACTGTGCTTATCTGGGCTAACTGGGCTAATCTGAAAGCATCTACAGCTTGTATAGTAGTAGTCGCTACATCCTCTGATTCTTGTGGGTAGGTAGTTACATAGCTTGTAATAAACCCTGAAAATATAGGATAGGTAACGTTGTTATAGGTAGCAGTAATCTGCACTTTCTTCATAGGTGTTAAAAATGTGTAATAAGGGCTAGATGTGTTCTGTGGGTTGAAGTCGCCATTCTGATCTGTTAGACGAAGAGTAAGTGAACCTGTTTGGAATAGATCGCTAAGTGCAGTACGGCCTCTATTAGTTTCTACCCTGTTAATGCGATTTGATACATCCACGATTACAGCTACAGAATCTGCCAATACGTTAGTACCTAAAATACCAATATCTAACTGCATAGCCTGTGCAGTGGATGGGCCAGTGCTAAAGTTAATTATCGCATTGAGTGTAGGTACGGCCATTAGAATCCTTGTCCAGCAGGTACTGTGCTGTATCCATTTCTAGTGGCTATTTGAATACTTTCGGCAATAGCCTGACTTAATCTATCGCCACCTGCTGCTGTGTTTACTGTAACTATGACCTCTGTAGGTGCAGCACCACCAGTCCTACTGCCAGGTGTAAAGCCTAGGGCTAGTCCTAAGTCCATACCTGCGCCGCTACTAGCAAATGCTGGGTTATTTATAGAAGTGTTAGCAAGGCTGGCTATATTACTACGCCCACCAAGGCCACCGATTATTGTACCGCCTGGGCCTACCTGTGATGGGTCAACGCCAAAGCTAGTTATTAATGCTTTAGCAGCTTCACTTAATGCTAAAAATTGTGTTGTTAATTCTACTGTGGCTTTAGTGCCTTCCATCTCAGCTAGTAACTTTTTAGCCAAAGCCTCGTTGTTGTCTAGGATGGCTAACTTAGACTGGATGCGTAATTTAGTTTCAGCATCGGTAGCCTCGCCCAACGCCTTCATTAAACCTATGCGCTCAACATCAAACTTCTCAGCTAGTTTATCTACCTCAGTTTTTTTCTTTAATTGTTCGTTTTCTAACCTGCGATAGGTTGTGCCTGTTTTGATTTGTGCTAATTGCAACCTATTTTCTCTTGCATTAGCATTGTTAAGGGCTGTTGATGAAGAAGTCCTGCCCCCACCTAAAGCAACATTACTGGCAGCATTCAGACCTACTGTACCTATTGCTGTGGCTAAAATTTTAGGATTTTTAGACAAGGCAGCTAACGCTACAAGACCTGCGGCAAAAGTTGGATTATTTACAAGATCATCGAACTTCTTAATGAGTTTAGCCATTTCTTCAATAGCAAAGGCTATGTTGTTTCCTAAGTTTTCAAAATTGGTCGCTAAACTTTCAACAGAATTATCCTTGCTAAGTATTGTTAAAGCATTAACTAAACCAGTTCCGATGGACTTTGTTGCCTCATCTGCACCCTTGCGCAATACATCCATCTTGCCAGCATAAGTATCTAGCCTAGCTGCTGACTGACCACTAAAGCGTTTTTCTAACGCTTCCATAATTTGGTTCATATCGCCAGTAGCAATTATGTTAGAATCAATACCTGTATTTAAGTTTTTGATTGCTTTAGTCTGACCTCTGATACCACTAGCAATAGCAGATATAACTGTGCTTAAACTTTCGCCAGTACCTGCGCTTATGTTTAATGCCGCTTCTAGCGAACGCTGGGCTAACTCTACAGATCCAGTTAGGTTTAATAATGTTTGGAAAGGGCCACGCAAATCGGAAAGTATTGCGTTTGTTTTTTCTAGACTCTTTATGTAACCTTCTACTTCGCTTACTCTAAATGCGTTGCCAGTATTTTCTAGCTGTAGGGCAAGCCTTTTGGCAGCAGCCTCGTCCTCTGTAAATGCTTTAATTGCCTTTTTGCTGAAACTGACTATTGCAGCAGCGCTAAACGTAACGCCAAAGGTGCGTGCTAAAGTTTTTAATTGTTTGTTAAATACATCTACATCTTGCTTGGCTTTTTTTAGCGCTTTACCATTCCAAGTTGCTAAGGCCGAGACGACTACATTTGCCACTATGCCACCTTCTTCAATTCTGTAGAATCATTAAAGTAATCCGCTGTGGATTTGATTGCAGTAAGTATGGCATCATAAACTGCTGGACTCTTTTCAGCCCAAGCCTTGTAAATTATTCTACCTTTAGTTTTACGGCCACCACCTCGGATGCCTGGTATCTTTGGTTGCGATGTTAGATTAGGCATAGATGTTACAAACTGATAACCAGCAAAAGGATTATTAGAATCATATTGTTCGGTGGATCTGCCTGTCCTAGTTTTTTTAACCATAGTGCCAGATCCGCCTTTAGATACAACTGACTGAAATGGCGCACGTCCTTGTGGGTTTAATCGCCCAGCAGTTTCGTATATGCGACCAGCGGCGTTAATGTTGTAAACGTAATTTTCTACTTGAAATCCGTTTTTGAATTTTTTGTTTTGTCCCTCTTTGTAACCAATGCCGCCACGCACACTTGCAGAATCGTATTTTGGGAATGGTCGATAATTTATAGGAGATGAGATTGGCTTACTCCAGCCTGATAAAACCTCTGTATTGCCTGGTACATAACCTTTGGCGGTTGCTTCAACTTGGCGCATTAAAGGTGAAATCGCACCCCTAATACGTGCATACATATCATCATCTATAAAGCTAAGGCCTTTCATTACATCGCTAACGCCTACGACTTCTGCTGGCATTTCGGATCTCCTTAGCTCTGTCGGTTAGGACTTGTATGATTGCGGCATACATTTCGCTATCCATATCAATAAACTCTCTAGGCGGTATCCCAGTCTCTACGCTCAGCTGTGCGATGCTGTAAAGGACTGAAGACCGCTCAGTTATTTTTTTTCTTCGTCTAATACCTCGACAGTATCTAGAGTGTCAATAAACTCTGATCCCCATAAAGGTATCTGTGCGCCAGCCCTGCGTAAACATTCATAAGCCAGCCAAAATATTTCTGTTTGACGTTCGTGTTCACGCAGGACTTTGCTAATTCCTGATCCGTACTTTAACTCGAAAGCGTACTCGACACCTGGTGTTATCTTGTGCTCTGATACTTCACCATTAGCCCTTGTTATCTTTAGCTTTGCCATTACTACTCCTTAATTAAAATGGTACCGATGATGACACTGTTATTGCGGAGTTTACTGTAAATGTGATAGATGAGGTAGCAACCTCGGCTACGCCACCTTGACCGATTGGGGTCAAGTTGTTTACAAGTACAGAGAATTGGTAAGTAGGGTTTGTGGCTCCTACAGCTGTGCCTTTAACAGTGATTACTGATACTGCTAAGGTTTTGCCAAAGGCTGCGCTCAATGTCTCGTTGACCTGAGATGCTGCCCAGTCGTTGATAAAGTCAATAGTGAATGTGCCTGATTGTAGACCAGCAACAAACTTGTGCGCTGTGTCACCCATAGCGGTTATTTCTAACTCATCCACGATCTGGTTAATTACGGCATTAGTTACGTATGAGCTAATGTCGATGGATGGTGTAGTTGGCGCAGCATTGGTAGCCAACTTAACACCTACGTTATTATTCAAATAGATTGCCATTGTTATTCCTCGTCTTTCTTAGTTTGTGCAGTTGGTTTTGGTGCGCTTGCTATTTGGCCTGTCTTTTTTAAGAAGGCTAAGTCTTCTTCGTGTGTGCTCATTTTAACTCCAGCTCGTTAGGATTGATACAGTTATTTCTGATGTTAATAAATCTCCACTAGCTGCATTAGTTATAGCTGGAGCGGAGACACTTGATATGTTGTAAACCAGGGTCGATGCCGCTAGTTTAGTTACTACTGCCACAATAAAATCTTCTATACCTTTTAGGTTGCCTTGATTGTCAAATGCAGGTGTGGTTATTAAAATTTTGAAATTAGCCAGGGGTGCTATACCTGTTTGGCTATTATTGTTTGGCACGATGTAGGGGTCTGAGGGTGTGACCACCACGCTATTTGCAAGCAAATTGCTGGGCGGAAAAC